CATCTATACTGCAAAATACAATATTATCACTTTTTATATAATCCTTTATAAAAAGAAATTGTGGTATAACGGGCCAATACACTACATTAGCAACACATCCTTGCAGTATCTTTTTTGCTATTTTTAATGTAAAAAAGATATCACCTAATCCAGCAGGCTGTCTAATTAAGCATGTCTTCATTTAATCAAATAAAAATGGATATTTTTCAAAAAGCCAATCTTCTGGTATTTCATATTTTTCTTTTTTAATTAACTCGTAATTATTCTCCATATAAGGTATAAGCTCGTTATATTTCTCAATAGTAAGATTTTTGATTATATCTTCAAGATCCTCTATTGTATCAAACGTGATGATACCTCTCATATCAAAAAACTTTGTTACATCGCTACCCCAATAAATGGGTATAGTACGTGATGCAAAGCAGTCAAGTATTTTCTCGGAAAAATAATAATCAGTTCTCGAATTTTCGAGTACTATAGAAAAATGATAATCTCTTAACCCCTCTTCCTTATGTTCGACAAACTTAAAGCCGCGCCCGAAGTGATCAACCTTGTCATTAAATTTACGAATTACTTCTTGTCTAAACGTGTGACCTGGCGTAAATTGCTTATCAGACGCAATCATCGAGCACATTTTTGATTTTACAGGTTTTGAGAAATCTTTTATCCAGCATGCACCAAACGGATAAAACAGAAAATTTCTGCCTGATTCGAGCAACTCTCTGTCGAAAGTTAAGATATAATCAAATTTTTTGTAATGCTCATCAACAAATTTATATATATCAGGCAGGATAGCTGGCGGCTCTATAAGCATACCGATTTTGCGCTTAGCATTACATTTATCTACTAAATGTAGATATCTATCAGTAATAAAGCAGCTATTACTAACAACTTTGTTTTCACGGCACCATTTAAAATGTGATGCTTTCTTTTCATGAGTCATTGACTCTGGGTGATGCTGAAAATTAAAATCGCGTATATTTATTTCTTTCATATTACATTAACAATTCTTTCAATACCGTCACGTATTGACGTCTTAGGCTGCCAGTAGTTAAGTATATCTCCTTTTGGTTCATTCTTAATACCATTTTGCACTTTATCACTGACTTTACCGGGTATTATTTTAGTACCTGGTAAAAGTGATGCAACTATTTCTGCAACTTCTTTAATTTTTGTCCAGTGAAAGCTTGTAATATGCAATTGAGTTGACATATCGATAGTATCATAACATAGAGATAACTTATACAGACATTCTGAACAATCATCAGCAAAAAGAAACTGTCTTTCCTCTTCACCATCAGTTAACATTTGTATTATACCTGTATTACGTGCTTTTTTAATAAAATCAGTTATTACATGAAATTTTTCTTCATCATGCTCTACACCGTAAACATTCCAGAATTTTACAGTTTTACCACCGAGTATCTCTGTGTAGTGTTCGCCAAGAAGCTTACATGCTCCGTACGGTGAATGTCCCATGGAAGCCATCTGCGATGATGCAAAGATAAATTTTTTATTGTATTTTTGCAAAAGTGTAAAAACAGTGTCCATCATTCTTGTATTATTAAGAATAAGTTGTATAGATTTTTGATTCTTTGCGAGATATCTTGATCCACCGACATCATAAGCAAGAAAATACACAAAATCAGACTGCTGTATTTTTTTCTCTATAAGAGAAGTTTTATACCGTAAATCTTCTTGATCATTTCGTAAAATATCCAACTCTTCTACTTCAGCTCCTATCTGTAAAAGATAGGAAGTAAGTGATGTGCCTATTTGCCCTTTTGATCCTAGTACGAGATATTTCATATTTTTATTTTTGTCCATGACTCCGGTAAGAATGTTGAGAGATTTAAATTGAGGTTTTTACCAAACCACATATTTTCCTCCATTGCTATAACCTGCTTATCCTTATTACCGTTCAGCCATGCACCCCACCACCCGAAAGTTGAAGATGTTAGTATGTTGTGCTTACATTTTGACATTAAAAATAATTCAATTACGTTTGGATAATATGTCTTATCTGTTATAAGACCGAGGTGTAAGTTATCGCACGCTTGTTCATTATCTATAAATGTAAAATCATAATCTTTAAACCACTTCTTAACAAGCTGTATATTATCTGAAAAAATAACATATCGATAATTTTTACCGAATTCTTTAAATGCTTTCTGTAAGTATTCTGTAGGCGGAGGTATATGATTAACAGGATCATCATCCTTTGATCTCGTTTGTGTTCTTACATGTACTGCAACAGTATCAGACGCTGATATTATATCACCATATTGAGCTGCCAATAAGCTACTTATTTCATCAGATGGTACGAACAATTCATTTCGGATATAATCCTCACAATCCTTGAAATACAATTCAGATTGAAAATATCCCTCTATCGACATATTTTCTTGAAAAGGTATCGCTTCGTAGTTATGTGCTTTTTCTTTAAAAATAGTGCTTATATCCTGCTGGTTAAGCGTCTCACAAAGTGGTGTTTTGAGTATATGCGAGTAAACTTTAAGTTGCTTGCCGCATACCCACTTCGGAAAGACAGCATTAGTATTATTACGCTTTGCGAGTGCAGTAGTTGCTGCTATTTGAAATAATTGATTGCCTAGCTCACCATATCTGCCGAGCATATGAAAAGTGACCATATATGTTATATATCCCAGGTTTTAATATAATCTTCTAAAATATGTTTAGGTTGTGTCTCAACCCATCCGCAAAGTAAGCGATTTTTTTCATAGTGCTCGTGTTTATCCTTCGCACTCGCACCTTCACCGTCGTGTGGTAAATGCCACATCGGTCTATCGTTAATACGTTCTACATCATACCCAAGAATGTGTACACGTTTCGCTATTTCATCGTCCTCATACCCCCAGCCTCTAAAATTCGGATTATAACCTTTAAATTTATTAAAAATATCTTTTCTCGACATAACGCACCCACCAACAGAATTATTATGAACTATCCATACATTTTCGTTTTGAAAATATACCTGTCTTGTATTGGGTAAGTGTGTCATTAAATCGTTGTAATCAAGTGTATTTTCGAACTTGTTCTTTACAGGTAATTTCGTGTATATAAAAAGACCATCATACGGGTAAACTAAACCGGTATTTGTTGACTCTACTAATCTTTTGCGTCCTTGTATTATTTGTTCAGGGTGAAGAATAATATCTGTATCATGAAAAATAAGAATATTATTATCACTTAATTTAGCTCCCGCATTAAATCCTCGTGCCTTTATCCATTCACCGGTATTGACCATATGTACATATTTGTCTACATCATGCAGGTTTATGTGTTGTAATAAAACAGGCTTAGTTGTATCTTCAAAAAAGATATACTGAAAGTTTGTACAATGTTTACGATAATAATCGGTAACGATTTTAATATTACGTAAGCGCTCGTATGTATCAATGCGAACATGGAAACAGAATGTCGTGCCTTCAAGATCGTACATATTACTTAATTATAACACCTATCCCCATTTTTCCCTCTGGTGATTTGAGAATTTCTTTATACTCATAATTGCCTTTAATTTCTGTCCAGAATCTATGGCCTCCACCTTCCTCATTAACAGCAATATCATGAAAAGCGATAACACCACCTTTACGCACTAGTGAACCGTACGTATTGAAATCGTGTCTTATAGCTTCATACATATGATTTCCGTCAATAAACAGAAAATCTAGCTCTGGTGTAATACTGCGTGTCATACCTGCAGTATATTGTTCAAGACTTGAGAATGGTAATACGTGTAAATTTACATTCTTCTGTTTTGCCCATTTTTTCCAAAGAATCAGATGCCCGTATTCCTGTTGATTAACTCTTGGATCTTGCGGTCCTGTAAAAAATCTAACCGGTAAGTCGATGGATACTATTGTGGTTCCGGGTGATGAAGCATCAATATATCGACCGAGCGTCCAGCCGAGAAGTGATCCGATTTCACATACGTTCTTTGGATTTAATTTTTTATAAATTTTTAATAATTCACTAAACTCTTCCTCGACTTGTGATCCAGGTTGTATTACATCAACTACCTTCTCGTCCGCTGCAAGCTGTTGTAGTTTATCACGTCTTTTAATTATAGATAGCTGGTTAACTACTGTTTGATCGGTTGCAATAGGTGGCTGATTGGGGTAATGTCCGTGTTTTTTGAGGTACTTCTCTCTTCCCCCGTAGACATTTTTTTCCCACTCTTTAGACTTAGATGCAATGCTACTCTTGTCAATAGCACCCGGTGCTTCAGTAAGGTAAGATTCTGAATCAACAATATCAGCAAACCACCAAAAAGGTGGATGGTAACCAGCTTTTGCAATTCTGTATGTAAGATCTACATGCTCCCATGCATTGTAAAATTGCTCATCATGTAGACCGACCTCTTCTATGACGTCACGGTGAAAATAAGAGAACATTGCGACTGTGTGCTCGTATAGCGCTATTTTTACGCCGTTAGGGTATTCTATAATTTTTTTTGGGTTTGGTTCAGAATCTTGCTTACATAAATGTCTATTGTGTAGATCAAATTGAAAATCTTGCCTTCTATTAAATGGACTACCAGGTCCGTAGTTAAAGTGTAATATACCAGATGTTTTTGAAGCATTTATATACACTTCAAAAACATCTTGTTTTAATAATATTATATCATCTTCTAGGACAAATAGATGCTCGACATTTTTTTCAAGAAGTGCTTTTAAGCAATCATTTTTTGAAATGCCAACACCTGTATTATGTTCGTGATGTATGATTGTAATGTTTTTCTTACAATTAAAAAGTTCCTCATCAATTTTATTCTTACCATCATTTACAATGACAAGTGGTATATCGTTACCAACATTTGCAGGTAACGATTCTATACATAGTTTTAGAAAGTCAGGTCGATCACAAGTTACAATGCCAACTCCAAAGTTTATCGTATTCATTATTGATTAATACGATATTTTAATATAAATATTGTTAATGGCAATCAATCCGTCAAATAGTAATGCAATTAATGTTGTTAACTTACCGTCAGCTCAGCTCGCCGTAGCTGGAGATTATTTAATTTTGCAGACAAATAACGGTACGCAAAAAATAAATTTTAATGATTTTAACGTTGTGCGTACAGATATACTAGGCAACGCAACTGTAATCGGTAATTTAACAGGTAATGATGTAGTTGTTGACAATGTCGTAACAGCGAACATTACGGCGAGCAACTTCTTTACGACAAACGGTCAGGGCATTAATGGTTCAAACGGTTTTTATGATAGGTTTACAATTCAAGACGGGCTTATCCTAAGTGCTGACCTAAACACTAAAAATAATCCCGTATATACAGAAATTACAAACACTGTCCTGCCTGCACTTACGTCAAATCTGTCTAACATTTTTTTAAAGATATATGATTATAGCAATACAGCTGTAATTCCTGCAGGGTCAAATACCACATCGACAATTTCAATAAATCAATTTTTTGCAAACTACCCTATTACTGTTACACAAATAACACGTGATAAATTTACCGTTGTGCCGCAAGTCGGTACACTAGCTCAGGTTCCTACAATAACCAACATATTACAAATTGGTCAGAATTTACAGTTTCAAATTGCTGTTGGTTCAAATCTCACAAATAATACAACGTTTAATTGGCGATTGCTTGTAACTTACAATTAATCGCGTACGTGAAATAGTAAAGCTTTAGTAATTCTACCTAAAGCTTTATTTGGATTTACACCTTCATCAACTAGACGTTTATACTCGAGCTTAAACGAATTAATAAATTCTTCTGATAATTGAAAGTTTCTTGGATAAAAACTACGCTTTACCGTTTTAATAGGCGAAAAATTTTCTTTTATTTGTAATATGGTTCTATCAAAAGAGTTCACAAATATTATTTATTGCCGCGTATAATATCGTTGAGTATTTTTTTCTCCTCTTTCTCTTCTTTTTCAACCTTCTTTTGAGCTTTTAAGATTGATTCCATCATATCTAAATTTTCAGTATTAAAAATGCCGTTATCTTCAACTAAACTACCTGTATCACTAATATATAGATTGACCATCTGTATTCGTTCTTCTGGAGAGCCGAAGATTTCAATAATAGGCGGTCTATCTTCATCGGGGAAAAACGGTGATTTGCCTGTATGATAGAAGCCGTGCGAAATAACTTTAAAAATATTATCTATTTCTGCGATGTACGCTGTATCTATCTCTCTACCTTCTCTCTCTACAATAGGTACCGGCGCAACGTTAGTTATGGGAAGAAAAAATATGACGTCAAGATAATGCATACTCTCCTTAACGAGCGGTATACATTCACGAATAAAATCATCATCAATATCTGATGCATTTTTTGCGTTACTCCAGAGTGAATATACAATATTATCCAAACAGCATCTGTCGAAAATAATATTATCATTTTTTGATGTACTCTTAATATCTGACAGTAATAATTTTAAAATTTCAAGTTGCGATTCTTTTGCTACTTCTTTATTAAGCTTAATATTATTTTCTTTAATGTATGTCCTGTATGACTCTTTTGACCGTTTATACATTGACCATTTTGCAAGAATATCATTGACAAGTGTTGTCTTACCTTGACAGGCAGATCCGGAAATAGCAATTCTCATAAAATATAACTTATAAACATTTTCTAACATTTCAATAATGTTTCTTTTTATTAAGACATGTATAAATAAAAAAAATGTTATTTTTTGCCAAACAAATTCCTCACTCACCACATGCGTTAAAATATCTGGTACGTAATGATTCAGCACACATGACATTTTTTGATTTATGTAAAAGTGTTAATCCTGACACAAAGCAGGCGCGATTATCAAAAATACCGTTTAATGAGAAATTTGTCTATGAAATACATTTACGTTACTCAATTGATCATCTGGCTGATGGTATTTGTTCATTTACTGAAATACTACCAGAAATAATAATAGATAAATTACAAAATAATAAATGCTTATTATTAATATCACACAGCCATGAAGGTTATTCGTGCAGCGGTAATACTGTTAAAAGGATTAAAGAGCTCTTAGAGAAAGATAGTATTGAGATGCATAATGTAATACTTTTCTGTAATAGTACGACGCCGTCACCACGTATCGTGGCAGATAGTAACGGCGTATATTGCGGGTTTAATTATTTTGAGTCAACAGCAAGAAATAAATTTGCATTAGAAAATATCGCAGAATATAAATCACTGCGACTTGATAATATACTTGCATGCAATATTAAAAATAAATTTCTCTGTTTAAATCGCGTACCGCGTGAGCACAGAGTAATGTTCTTAATGCTGCTAAATAGAGAAAATCTGTTGAGTAATTTCCTGTGGAGCCTACCCGACATTGACGTTGTAAACGCTAGTGATATAACAAAATTTGACGTTTCGGAAATATGGGGTCAGACTAACACGGCCTGTGTGTTTAAGAATACGACACCGGTTGAGCGTGTGGAATTTAAGCGACTTCTCCCAAGTGTCGTTGATGTAAGGGCATTTGAATATAATCAGTGGAATACCTTAAATAAAAAATTTATAACTTCTACAGGGATATATGTAGTTACAGAGACGCTTTTTGGTGGTGCTAATACACCATGTTTTTTTACTGAAAAAATATTTAAACCGATCTACTATAAGATGCCCTTTATAGTAGTAGGTACACCAGGGTACCTTAAGCATATGCGCACGTGCGGCTATAAGACTTTTAGTAATTTATGGTCTGAAGATTATGATGATGTTATTGATGAGTATGGTAGACTTTCGCGAATAATTAAACTAATTGAATATATAAGCCGTCTAGATACAGAAGAATTTCACAAGCTGCTAGCCGAAGCTCTGTATATTACTGCATGCAATTATTCACGTCTTATGAGCCGTAGTAGTGACAAGTATATCGCAGATTTTATTGCAGAAAAATTATCTGCCCGCATTACACTTTAAGCGCTTTATCCCAAATTACTAGCTGTAAGCGTGGGCTAAACTTTACACCCATATACTTAGCATATTCTGCTACCGCAGCTGCTTTCTGTGTATGTTCATCACGCGAGCCGCAACACGGCATGAACCATATACGATGTGTAGGAATGTTTATACCTTCGTCATCCCTTACGTACTTGTTCCAAATCTCCTCAATATCACTATCTACGGTTATAACAAACTTAAACCCCGAATTATTCGCTACATGCCATTTGAGAACTTCAGGTTTATATGTCTTCTCCTCTGGGTCACCGTTTGTTGATAGCTTAGGTGATGTAGTGAATGTAGCTCTATAATATGCTACCCATTCATTTGCAGGTAAAATTGTAGCGTTCGTCTCAAAATCTATTCTCGGTAAAAACCCATAGCGAGTAATAAAGCACTCTATAAATTTTAAAAGCTGTTTCTGTTGTACAAGGGGCTCACCGCCTGTAATCTTTAAAATACTACCACTCTGAAGATGATTAATATGATATCCCTTCTCAAGCATCGTAAAAATCTCCTGAAATGTCATCTTGTTTTTTACCGACCACGATACATACGAATCACAACCATGCGGAGAGTCTGCAGATTCAAATTTACTGCACGTTAAATTACACATTGATAGTCGCATAAAAACTGAAGGTGTACCGATATGTTCACCCTCTCCTTCAATTGTATAAAATATCTTATCATCACTTAAAAATAGCGTTTCTTCATCTATGTTTATCATACATGGTAGATTGTAACTGTTGTCTATGGTTAATCAAGAGAAATATAATAAGTACTTGCACATGAGTAAAGCTAAAAAAAATAGTGTTGCTAGCAATAACATCACTAACGAAATACCAACAGATAGTTCACCCTATATAGCACAACGTGAAAAAATTGATTTTGAGCTAAAAATAAAAGAACTTCCATGGACTGAAAAACAAAAAGAAATTATAAATTTATTTCTCAATAAAAAAACAAAGTTAATGCTGCTTAAGGGGCCTGCTGGTACTAGTAAGACTATTTTATCAATGTATCTCGGGTTACAGCTCTTAAATGCAAAGAAGGTATCTGACATAGTTCTCGTGCGATCTGCTGTTGAAAGCTCAGAATCAAAACTTGGCTATTTACCGGGTGATATGATGGAAAAATTCGGTGTATATCTTACACCGTTTAACGAAAAATTTAATGAATTAATTGCTGAGCCTCAAATAAAACGTCTCGAAAAAGATAATAGAATTGCTGTATGCCCGATAAACTTCGCTCGCGGCTTACATTTTTCTGTTAAATTCGTTTGTTGTGATGAAAGTCAAAATTTAACCATACGCGAATTACAGACACTCTTTACACGAATCGGTGAATTTAGTAAGGTTATGATTTGTGGTGATCCTGATCAAAGTGACTTGCCAGCCGGTAAGTCCGGCTTTAATGCCGTATATAATGCGTTTAATAATGATGATGCAAGAGCTCACGGCATACAGTGTATTGAATTAACAGAGGATCATATCGTGAGATCCGAGCTCTGCAAGTACGTAACACACGTATTCAAGCAAATGCCCTGCAATACTACAAAACAGCTCCTGCACTCTTAAGCTCTTCTATAGCCTTAAGTACACTATTATTTGCAGTAGCAATATCTGCTGCAGTTTGATCCTTAAGCGCTATTGTTGTAGGCTGGAGTACTGCTGTGCCGTCATTATCATTTAAGCCTATTTGCTGTGCAATAGCGTTTAATGTTGCGGACAAGTTATCTTGTATTTTACAAAAATGTGGATCACGATCAAATTTAGGTAATATGCTTCCTGTTGATATAAGACCTGTTGTATCTATATTAGGCTTACCTTTTATTTGTTTTTCGTAGATGTTAGATAGGTCATCTTGACCTATATCAAATGGCAACTGAATTTGAGCTTGTTTCTGATTATTATTAATAATATAGTCAGATATATCACCACCGTAAAATTGATGTCTGTGCTCTGGAGACATTAAACACCCCAGCTAGTTCCAGCGAACGGATTTGACCACCCTGAACTAACCTGATTACCAATGCGTGCAGGTATCGGCTCATTTCCTGGTTCTTGTTGTACCGGTTCTTGTTGTACCGGTTCTTGTTTCGATGTTAATTCTTCTTTACAAGGAGTTATATTACCTACATACAGTGCAGAATTTTTTTCATGCTCCCATACCTCTACCTTACTTGTCCAGCATCGATTGTTTGTTATTCTACGAACATATTCGTCAGCAGCTTTAAAGCACCACTCCGCTGTCTTCTCAATACCTACACCTTCTGGCATTATGCGTAGATCACAACCACCGTGTTTATGTAAATCAGTAAAGTACGGTAATAAAGGATCATCAGCAGCTACACATAATGTATGATCAAATTGCTTCTCGAGAATTATCTTTAATTCTTTAAGATTACCGAAATCGACTACCCAGTTCTTTTCATCAAGCTCACTGCAGCTAAACCAAAATTTAGCAACCAATCTATAACCATGAATAAACTTACAGTGACTATGATCTGCTCTCCATTGACGAAATGCGCAACTACCTAAATCAATTATTTTTGTACTCTCGAAACTCATAAAAATTATTATATACAACAAGCTGCTGCATTCAACTGTTTTATTAATCTTTTCTAATATCTAAAATCAATACCTAAGAATATTTTAATACCTGTGGTTTTGAAATCAACTATTTTTTTACAATTATTTGAGTGTTGCAACCCAGTGTCTCTTTTTACTATTATATGTAATTACAGCCTTTGCATTTGCGACATAACGCGACTTACCTTTTGGTAATTTTTCTTTATAAAAGAATAGTTCCGGTACACGCTGATTGACAAGTGCAACAATACTGCCATATTGCGGGTGTTTGAATAATTTTACGAAAACATAAGCGCCTGCTATTTTTATTATTTTTCCCGCAAATGCCTTGCCGTTTATTACTACATTAAAATAATCCCGGTCATTAAATTTCGGTACTGCAGCAGTTTTGCCTGAGGACTTAAGTGATGCTGGCTCCTCAGGTTTTGACCATGCGTTGCTTGGATCCGGGCTTATAATATTAGCAGCACCTTTAAGAGCTCTAGAGACAGCTTCCGGACCTGCAGGTTTATAAGGATCCTTTAAGACACCAGCAACATTGCCTGCACCGTGTAATGTTTTTGCTATACCGCGACGCCAGCTTTTAGGTGAAACAAGGCTTTTTGCATACGAGCTTAAAGGTGCTTCATTGAGTAATACCTTTGTGAGATCATTAAATTTACTCATAATACTATAAACTCCTTATACAATTCCATTATATCACCTTCACCGAGACCTGATTGTTGCAAGAATATCTCAACTTCATCTAGACTAGTACAATTAAGTATTTGATCAAACAACGGATCACTTTCTTGTAAATTTAAATGTTGTAAAATAAACCGTTTGAGTTCATCAAGTATATTTGAATCACATCCATCATCTACCGGCTCAACGCTCGCTGCAGGAATTGTCTCGACGCCGACATTAGGCTGTATCATTAATACTTTGACTACGCCATCATTTTCTTCTAATACATAACCTTCATATGACGGACATTCACTCAAATCACTTGCATACGGTATTGTTGATGGGTCTACTTTTACACGTACTCGCTGTAATGCAGTAAGCTTATTAAAGCATGTCTCAAGCAATAAATCGAATCTCACACTATTATTTATAGTTGATAACGTAATATTCATATAATATAATCACATCATACTATGGAAGAATACATAAAGGAAGTGCGTATACAATATGCTAATGGCAATCACCCTCACACAGATGAAGAAAAGCGAATTATAATTGAGCGAGCAGCGAAAGCATACGAAACATATCTCGATGCACTCGGCTTCGACTGGCGCAATGATCCGAATAGTACCAATACACCTCTACGGGTTGCAAAGGCGTTTGTTAATGACTTAGCATCAGGCTGCTACAATGAGCCACCTAAGGTTACATCATTTCCAAGCAACGGCTATGATGGTATAGTATTCCAGGGAGGCATTCCGGTTAAGAGCATGTGTAGTCATCATCACCTCGCATTTACCGGTGTAGCACACGTTGCATACATACCATCACTTGATGGTCGAGTCATTGGGCTTTCGAAATTAAATAGAATTGTTGAATTTTATGCACGTCGTCCACAGATTCAAGAAGGGCTAACAATTCAGATTCATGATGCAATTCATGAGGTGTGCGAAAAAAATCGCGGTGTAGCGGTAGTAGTGAGTGCAACACATACATGTGCATGCAATCGCGGAGTAAAGCATGATGGTTGCGAAATGAAGACAAGTAAGTTGAGCGGTGATTTTATGTCTGATGCTGCAACGCGTGCAGAATTTTATACGTTCGTCGCTAATATGAAGCGTCTATAAGCTTACGTCTATAAGAGCATTGATATCACGTATAAACGGTTCACCTACTAGAACGGGCTCATCATTTTCTGAGCGATCTGCAAGACTAAATGGTATGTTGCGGTAGATTTTATCTTTTAGTTTGATATTAAGTGCTACAACAGGTCTTTCCTCCTTTACACCGCTGCCTATATGTATCACCGTAGTATCAACAAGCGGCGCAGTTACGCGCTTATCATTCACAGTTATAAATGACACTTCATTACCGGCAATATTAGTGTTTATACCGTGTAAAACATTATAGGCTTCATTGCCGCTATCTATTTTTGCGCTTACGCTTCCAATGCCCTCTATAAAAATATTCTCTATAACTGAAAGAACCATCTTACCTTCGGCTTCTTTTACGCAGTTATTTACAAGCTTGTTACCTTTCTTTTTAATGCCGCGCTTTACATAGCCTCTCCAACAATTCTTTTCATAAAAATATTCTCTAAATGTCATTTACTATATTTATACAAAATATAAATGTGCTGGCATTGTTGTAACTAATAAATTATCATTAATAAAATGATATTACCAGATGTATCACTAAATGTAATAAAAGAACCGCTACTTATTGCGTATATAGATAATGTTTTATCAGAAAATTCGCTAAAAGATATTGATGTTGAGATCGAAACAATAGAATGGCCGAGACTATTTGACCGTGCTGGCTCGTATATGCTCGAATGTAATAATATTACCAGATATACGCAGCTTAGAAAATTATATTTTGAATGTTCTTCTTCAAAATTTATCGAACAACTCGAACAAATAACCGGTATAAATTACCTTATACCGGATCCACATATGATAGGTGCAGGTTACAGTCAGATTAAAGATAGCGGTGATTTAAAGCCGCATATTGATTTTAATTGGAATGATCGACTTAAATTGTATAGAGCATGTACTGTAATGATATACCTTACAACACCGGAGTCAGGCGGCGAGATAGAGTTTATTGATGTAGTGAAATTACCCGTAAAAAGAAATAGAGTTGTGATTTTTAATCATAGTGAATCAATTAGACATTTCGTGCACCCTGTTGTCGGCGTAAGAAACGCAGTAAGATTTTTCTACTATACATCTAATGTATCTACACCATCTACACGTCACAAGAGCCTGTATGGTATCAAGGAAGATATACCTTGTGACATATGACTACGAAGCCGGAAATTTACATATGGGTTAATAAGAGCGGCGAATGTCCAGTTACTTTTTTACCTGAATTCATATATCATCGAAGTACAGAGAGTAGCGGAAGCGTAGTTTATACTTATAATGATAAACCCATATACGAAAAAAGAAAAGAAATAATAAACAGCTTTAATGATGCCGTAACAGATTATTTTACAGTACATACACGCACAATTAATGTCGACATACCTATACACGAACACACTAACATTATATTGGTACCATGTATTGACTTTGTAATGTTACTTCACTGTATTACATCAATTCCGCAATACTTGTATAATTTCTGTGAACAACATAATATAAGAATATGTCTCAACTACATTCGCGAATGTATTACTGAATTACAGCGGGAAAAAATCAATGAGTATATAGAGAAATTTTATATTAAAAAAGGATATAATAAAAAATATATTAAAATACTAATTAACGCATTTGAAATAGTTAATGATTGTTGTCTTGTACATACAAACGTATTTGATAAATTTTTATTTAAAAAAATAAAAAATAAACATTATACTTTTTTGCAAAAAAGACAATATAAATTTTCAGTACTGTATGGACTATTATATGAGAGACCGCACAGAATAAATTTTTTATACGAATGTAAAAAAAATAATCTTATTAATAATTTTTATTTTTATAGTATTATTTGTATGAATTACGATAGTACACATCGTTATGTACAAAATTACCTGACACCTGAAAGGTACAGTATTATTAAAGACTTAATTTATCACAAAGTATATAACAACGAGGGTATTTTGCTTAAAAAGCAAGAGCATATCTATAATGACGGTCATGAATATGACATACCTATACAGGTACTCGACAGCTACATTAATATAGTACTTGAAACTAATACCGATACGCCGAGCATTACAGAGAAAATATATAAGCCTATTCTGTGCGGAATACCTTTTATATGGTTAGGATACAAGAATATCAGCAATCATTTAATAAATCAGGGGTATAAACTGTACCCGTTTATTAACTATGAATTTGACAAAGGTGAAACAGAAAGCGAGAGAATAAAACTGTTAATTAAAGAGATGTTACGACTTAGTAATATTGATCTCGAATATTGGGTAAACGAAACAAAAGATATAGCTTTGCATAACACTAACAATTTTTTAACACAACAATATACTGCGAATGATTTATATAACCAATTAAAATATGAGTGAATTTAATAAATTACTAGAATTTGAAAAACAAATTGCACATTTTTTTGGTGCTCCTTATGCATTAGCCGTTGATTGCTGTACACATGGTTTAGAGATGTGTATAAAGTTATGCAGTGAACAGCAAATAATATGCCCGAAGCAAACATACATTTCAATTCCATTCATGCTCGAAAAAATATCATCAAAATATATATTTGATGATATCTTATGGCAAGAGTATTATTATCTTACACCGAGTATTATTGACGCAGCAACATTATGGAGACGCAATAGTTACATACCTAATACATGTATGGGAATTTCTTTTCATATTAAAAAGCATATTAATATAGGTCGCGGCGGGATGATATTGTTAGATAATAAAGTGTGGTATGAACGTCTTAAAAAAATGAGATATGATGGTAGATCAATATATGATGATGTCATGTATATTGATGACAATATAGCAGATATAGGCTATCATTATTATATGACACCAGAGACTGCTGCAGAAGGAATAAAAATTTTTCAGCAAAAAAAAGATATACCACCAAAGATTTTATCTTATAAAGATTACTCAGATATTACGCAATTTAGCTACTTTAAAAATAAATATACATAGCTATGTTTGCAAAAGATATCGAACTACTTAACGAAGTTTACGTACAAAAAATTACAGAGATGAATCTCGGTCCACGAGGTGATAATGGCAGTATCCAGCCATCTACGACAAAAATGCAGCAAATTGACATGACGTCTGAGCCTTGTGGGAAATGTGGTACAGAGGAAGACTGCGAAGGTATGGAAAATCATGAAGATACGAATGCAGGTATGGTTAGACAGAGTTTATTTCGGTTAGTCAAACTATCAGCTATGCTGCATGATTTAGTTGCAAAACACGGTAGTGCTGAACCGTGGGTGTTAAGTAAAGTAACAGAGGCATTAAATCACGTTGAATCTGTATATGGCTATATGGATTATGAGAACTACCGCCAGCAAGTTGATACAGATATTGAAAATATAGAAGAAGAAACAGAACAAGATCTTTATAGCTCTATTTCGAGTGGCGGTGAATCAATAGTTAATAAACTACGTACTGTACTGTCAAAAGAATCACGGGAGCAGGTTGAGAGCTTTATATATGAAGCAATAACAATACTTGAAAAATAATAATCACTGTACGTACGGGCTTTTCTTTTTCATATAGTCAACGATAACATTATACCTTTGCATAAAATTATTTTCATTAACTGAATTAATGAATTTTTGGTAATTAGAATTATTAAGTCTCTCGATGTTATCTGACTTCACTTCATTCTCATTCATTACAAGCTTAAGTTTGTTTTGAATATCAAATGCATTCTCTTTACTAATCGCGTTACCTGTAAATATGGCATCAATTTCCCCTGCCGGTATATCCATAACAAGCGCTTTCGCTAGCATCTTTACAACACTTACATAACCTTCAGGAGCAACGGCCTGTGGCTCATTATCAGCAGCAGGCTCAGGTTGTGCTGCTGGATCAGGTGTTGTAGCATCTTGCGGTGCTGTAGCAGGTGCAGGTTGATCTTGCTCTGATATTACATACGACATAATGTCATTATACTTTTTTAAAAACGCCATGTAATTATTTATGTTACTAGGCTAATAAAAGCTGTCTCGCTTTAAGATCAGTAAGTAGCTGTGTATCTAACAAATATAGATTATGTCTTCTTATGAATGATAGCGTTTTACTAAAAGTAAAAGACGTAAAATCACAGCTATTAACGTAATTAAATAACCTTAACATATGCTCACGTGACATGCCACTAGCATTTTCTTGTAGCATTTTTTTATATTCACTAAATATTATCTTTTCGATAGAATATACCTTTATAGGTAAAACTTTAATTATTTTTTTAATAATTTTTTGCAAAAATGTGTGTGAAACGAGAGTGTGTAACGATGAGGATGTAAAGGTATCATCATAATAAAAAACAACTTTTAAACCTTGACGGGTGTTTGTAGTAAATTTACATATCTCATATATTGTATAATGTAAAAATATATTTTTTATATCGCTAGATATCTTTGCTTTAGGCTGAATATTATACAGATTGAAGCTATTGTATATTTCGTCATAACATGCATCTATCACTGACCATATATCAACAACGCAGAGATCGTATTTATCAATAGAAAAACTATCAGCCATTAACTACAATTGTAGTATCATTTTTATGTTTTTCAAATTCACCCTTCGGTGGTCGACCAATTCTTACATTTAAAATACCATTATAGTATGTATCACTCATAATGACATCGCGTTTAATTTGCTCTTTTATTTCATAATAAGCAAGCGCCCACTTTGAATCACAAACTCTTATAATAGTAAAAACAAATCTTTCTTTACCGTATTTTAAAATATCCTCATTAAGATCTGTAGAAGAACCAGTATAAGTACGCCAATCTGACACTTTATAATCTATTCGACTACGCTTTTTACCTTTTAGTGGCTTCCGTCTTACCTTAGAATTACATTGCTTTTTACCTATATACATCCTACCGGTTGCAGTATTTTTTATTTCATAAATAAAACCAAACGTATTAGCCGTAACGTCCACTCCTTCACTTAATATCCAGTGACCTAAATCCATACTACATACCTGCAGGTTTGCGTCTCGCTATTTTAAATTTGGCCTTACCTTTTTTCTTCTTGCTACCAAGAATAGCATTAAAAGGATTAATAGGCCTGTTATCGCCGGGATTGTGTGCATTGCTATTTTGACTCGGAAACTGATTGCCAAATTCACCGGTAGCGTTAGCCCCAAACACATTACTTGCTGCGTTATCTTCGCTAAGTAATGACTCAAAAATCTTATGAAAAATACTCATTTGCAAATTTGTATATCTATACTATTATTTAATAAAAAAATGCTTGAAGACTACATAAAAGAGTTAGAACGTGACCTTAAAATTGATGAACTTAACTTAAAGGATTATCAATTAAGACTTCCTGCACTTAAGCATAAGTGGGCTGGAAGAGCTATACGGTTAAAACTCGATGTAGCGAAAGATGCAAAAGATTGTGATAGTTTAAAAAAACTTCTTACTGAAGAAATACAAAAAAATGCTCCTGTTAAATTATCTCTTGCAGCAATTAGCTCAGCTGTTGAGAAGCATACAGAATATAAACAGCTTGTAGAAAGAATAAGCCATAAAAAACTCGTAATTGAACTGCTTGAAAAAACGGAAAAAACACTTAGCAGTACAACATATGATATAAAAAACTTAATCGAGATTATGAAGCTCGAATTAACATAATGATACACGTTGGCTATGATAAATCAAAAAAGCTCGGTATTATATCGGGAGATTTATTTCAAGAAATGCGTGAGTACTTTTCAGTAAAAAATGATGCGGCTCGTTTTGCAAAACGTTTCAATAGATTTATACCCTCAAGATTGTATGCAATAACCCCGAATGGCCGCTTTGAGCCTGGAATGTACAATGAAATACGTCAATTTATCTTGAGTAAAGATTATGTAGGTGATATAGTTGTTGAAAAAGAATTTACTGATTTTCTTGTACCTGCAATATCAACATGGTATACATCACCGAAGTATACACATGAGCCGCTGCCCTTAATGATACCGTTACGTGATTATCAGCGCGAAATAGTTAAGCGCAGCCTGCAGTACGGTCGCGGTACCATTTTGCTAGCAACCGCAGGTGGCAAGACACTTACTGCAGCATCTATTCTTACTAATATATTCTTTATATACGGTAACAAGTTTAAGTGCTTGTTTATTGTACCCGATAGAGGTCTTGTGGAGCAAACAAGCTCTGATTTCGAGCAATACGGTGTACCGTTCTCTGTATCAAAATGGACCGGTGATGATATTTTAAATCGCGATACAAATATTATTGTTGCAAATATCGGTATAATGCAGAGCAAAAATACTGATTTATCGTGGCTTAGCGAGGTTGATGTACTCTTTATTGACGAGTGCCATCGGTTGAGGAAAGGTAATGAAATAAATAGTATCTTTAAACAATTAAAGACGCCGCATAGATTTGGTCTTACAGGTACAATGCCGGAGGGATTGCTTGATCAGTGGAATATTACAGGAAAGATAGGGCCGGTAATTTTTAAAAAAGAGAGTATAGATCTACGCAATGAGAGTTATATCTCAGGTGTCGAGATTCAAATACTTAAGCTTAAACATCAAGCACATAAATTAAACTTAACATACAGGGAAGAGATAGAGACATTAATAACAAGCGATTATAGAAACACAACAATAAGCACCATATCTTCGCGTGTTCAAAAAAATACTCTTGTACTTGTCGATTACATTGAGCACGGAAAGCGGTTGTATGACTGCATAACAAAAGCATCTCCAGAGAAGCAAGTATTTTTTATACATGGTGATATAAGTGTTGAAGAGAGAGAAAAAGTAAGACAGCTAATGGAGATTGCTGATAATGTAGTCGTTGTCGCAATTTCAAAAATATTTTCAACTGGTATTAACATTAAAAATTTACATTATATTATTTTCGCATGTGGCGGTAAAGCAAAAGTAAAAATAGTGCAATCAATTGGCCGCGGCCTCCGGCTACACAAAGACAAGGACAAGCTAGTAATATTTGATATTGCTGATTCATATCATTACAGTCTGAGTCATCTCGAAAAACGAATTTTATTATATGAAAAAGAGCACATTAAATTCTCAATCAAAGAAATTGAAGAGAAAAAACCAGGAAACTGAACCACCAAAATTAACAAAACTAAAAGCGACGATTGCATCAAGTACTCGTCGCAAAGAGGTTGTATTGCGGGGTGTTGATGCAGAGAAAGTATCTGTACAGGACAAGGTCAAAAAAATTAAACCACGTGACAAGGAGCATTATGTCAATGGAAAAGAATTTGAGGAAGAAATACGTAAATATTATACCACCGGTGAAATCTCTATAAAGCTCGGCGAAAGTATAAACAAGATAGCTAGTGGCCTTTCATACGCTACAAATTTTATTAACTATTCATATAAGGAAGACATGGTAGGTGACGCTATTGTAAAGATGTTTTCTGCACTTAAAAATAAAAGTTTTAGACTCGATTCAGGCTTTAGCCCGTTTTCATACTTTACTACTATTGCATTCCATGCATTCATTAATAGAATTAAAAAAGAAAAAAAACATCATGAAGCTCTCAATGACTACAGAGATAAAGTTTATACTGAATTAATGATAGATACTAATGATATTAACGGTACACATGTATATGTGGACCCTACCTACAGTAATGATGACGATTACTGACCTCAATACGCAAACATCAAAGATCTGCTGCATTGCAGATCTTCATATCGGGGTACATCAAAATAATTCTTTATGGCATGATATTGCTCTTAAGTGGGCATCCTGGCTCAAGGCTGATTTAGAGAAAAAAAATATAAGCGATATCTTTATACTAGGTGATGTTTACCACTACCGCGATGAAGTGGCGGTTAACACAATGCATATTGTAAACCAGATATTCTCTCTCTGGAAGGACTTTAATATCACTATACTTGTAGGTAATCACGATGCTTACTATAAGGATAATTCAACAGTAAACTCACTCTCACTACTTAACGGTAAGAATAAAATACGTGTAATAGATACCACACAGACCTTTACTCTTTACGGTAGAACCGTAACATTTTTACCGTGGGGTGCACCGCTTAATGATGTACCTAAATCCGACGTACTGTTTGGACATCTTGAAGTAGAAAGCTTTAAGATGAACAGCTACAAACTTTGCGATCATGGCATAAAGACGCAGTCACTTCTTGACAAAGCTAAGCTTATAATGACAGGTCATTTCCATCTAAGGGAAGAGCGGTCTTATGAAAAAGGTACTATAATATACGTCGGGAATCCGTATGAAATGGATTACGGTGATTACAATTCAAAAAAGGGGTATTATATCCTAGATATAGATACTTTAAAATATGATTTTTACGAAAATAAAATATCACCTCGACATAGTAAAATATCTGTAACTGAACTACAGCAGTACAGAGAAGGTAATAAGAACATTGATGCTCTATTCAATAACAATATCGTCCGTGTAGTTGTTGATGGTAAGCATACTGCTGACGAGATCGACGGAGCCATCAAGTATGCATCAGGATTTAAGCCTGTCAATTTATCAATCGATTATTCTCTGCATGATACTACAATAGGTACATCTGAAATTATATCATCTTCTGATAGTGTAGATCTCGAACAAACAATAACGGAGTTTATAGAGACGCTAGATATACAAAATAAGAAAGCAGTACAATTATACTGCATAGATGTGTTTAAAAAAGTAAAATGAAAAATATCGTTTTTAGTAGTGTAAAGATACAAAATTTTTTATCTGTAGGTAATGAGCCTGTTATCATAGATTTTAAACCTGGTCTGCATATTATTACAGGTGTTAATAAAGATAAGGAGGATAGACGCAATGGTGTCGGAAAGTCTACCATAGCAGATGCAGTATATTTTGCAGTCTTTGGCGAGACGTTACGCGACGTCAAGAAAGAGCATATTGTAAATAGCATTACAAAGAAAGGCTGTGCAGTAGAGTTGGAGATACAAGTAAAAAATAGTACTGAAAATATTAATCTCAAAATTGTCAGAACAATAGAACCATCGAAGTGTTATATTTTTATAAACGGTGAAGACAAAACATTAGATAGTATTTCTAATACTAATAACTTTATACGAACACTTCTCTCCTGTACACCTGAGGTATTTCAAAATTGTGTTATAATGACAATTAATAACACCACGCCATTTATGGCTAAAAAGAAGCAAGAAAAGCGTGAGTTTATCGAGAATATTTTTAATTTAAGCATGTTTAGTGAAGCTCTTACTTTTCTTAAAAGCGATTTAACAGAAAAAAGAAAAGTATATGATATTGAGCTAGCAAAATATGAAGAAAATGACCGTTCTTTAAAAAGACAAGAGAAGCAACATCTTGAGATTAATACCGAAAAAGAACGTAAGAAAAAATTACTTGAAGATAGAAAAAAACAAAATAGTGCAGATATAGAGAATTTACAAAAAAAAGCTAATAGCTTAATCATTGAATCGACGGATACAATAAAAAAATCAGTTGATGATTTATGTGGCGGTATTATTAAGATTGATAATATTATACTGGAACTTAATCAGTCAAAAGCAGTACACAACGTTAATATACAGCAATCTAATAAGCAGCTTAAGCAGATCGGTACCGATGAATATAAGTGTCCTGTCTGTTTAAGAGCTATAGAGACACATGATAAAGAACACATTGACAAAGAAAAACAAAAGCTAACAACAGCAATTACTGAACATCTTCAAGGTGTTGAAGAGCACGATAAAAAAATTACCGATTACAGAACAAAGCGCAATAAAATTGATACAAAGATAACAGAGTTAAAGGCAAATATTCATAAAACTGAACTAGTGATACAGGAGAAAGCTAACCTGACCGTTCGTATTAAGCAACTCATAGATATACTCACGACTATAGAAAGTGATATAAAGGATATTGACAATTCTATTGTCAGTGTTGATCTTAATCTTGATGAGCAAAGAGAAGATCTTAAACGCTCACTGCAAACGATCGATATATTAAAGAATGAATTATCAGTTATTGAAGCTGCAAAATTTGTCTTTTCTGAGGAAGGGGTGAAATCAATTGTCATTAAAAAAATTCTACAGCTCTTTAATAGCAAACTTGCATACTATTTGAAGAAAATGGATGCAAACTGCACATGTACTTTTAACGAATATTTTGAAGAAGAAATAAAAGACATAAAAGGTAAAATGTGCTCATATTTTAATTTTAGTGGTGCAGAGCGTAAGAACATAGATCTCGCTTGTCTTTTTGCATTTATGGATATGCGTAGATTGCAAGGTGATGTCTGCTTTAATTTTAGTATATATGATGAATTATTTGACTCGAGCCTCGATGAAAGAGGTGTCGATCTCGTTATTGATATTCTTAATGAACGTGTTGAACAATTTAAAGAGTGTATTATGGTAATAAGTCATCGTAAAGAAAGTATAAAAGCTGCAACCGGGGATATTATCTTTTTAGAAAAGAAAAACGGTATAACCTGTAAAGTTGATTTTACAAATACAACTACATAATTACAAGCAATATCATGATTGTTTCACCTTTCGTTTCACCTTTTCCGAGTCCTTTTGGCGGGTATGCACCTACAGCACCACAGCAACAAAATACACTTCCGCCCCCACCGGAACTTAGCTTACAACGTGGATTAAATTATTATGCTGATTATAGTGGTTGTGGTTTCTGGCGTATGATATGGCCAGAGCACTTACTTAATGCACATCAAAAAATGACAGTACATGGCAGCACTGTCATGTGTTTTGATCCTAACTATTTTAGAAATGTAACAGCAGTACGCATTCAAAGACAAGCTACAGCTCATCAATTACGTTTTATTCAATATTTAAAAGAACTGAGTAAAGAACACAAATTTCGTATTATTTACGAAATCGACGATCTTGTTTTTAGCGAGGATATTCCAGATTATAACAAGTATAAACCTGCATTTACAGATCCTGAGATACGTAGAGTAGCGCAATCTATTATGGAGCTATGTGATGAGATTACAGTCACATGTGACTTTATGAAAGATTATTACATGAGTAAGACTGGTAATAAAAATATTACAGTTATACCTAATTATCCCCCTAAATTCTGGATGGGCAATTATTACAGCGAGAAAAAGCTTTCTGAAAATTACGATAAATTTCACAAAAGACCGAGGGTGTTATATGCGGGGTCAGGAGCACATTTTGACGTTGATAATAGAGTAGGTCAAAATGACGACTTCGCGCATGTGTGTAAAGTAATTGAGGCTACAAAACACAAGTATCAGTGGGTGTTCCTTGGAGCATACCCGCTACCTCTTACACATCTCGTACGCAGCGGTGAGGTAGAATTTCACCCTTGGGAGAGATTATACACATACCCTGAAAAAATTTCAAAATTAAATATTAATGCAATGGTCGCGCCGTTACAGGATAATACTTTTAATAAAGCGAAGAGCGATCTTAAATTAATAGAAGCAAGTTGCTACGGTATACCTATCGTATGTCAAGATCTCGTAACATACGAAAATGCACCTTACAAGTTTAAGACAGGTGATGAAATGATCGATCAGCTCGACGAAATACTCGGTAAAAAAGGCAAATACATGAATATATCATCAAAATTTAGAAAAATTGCAGAGACAAGATGGCTTGAGCTTGATGAAAATATTGACAAATATAAAGAGCTTTACACCTTACCGTATGCACACCCGGATCGCAAGTTACTAAATAGTATAAATCGAATAAGATAATATTTGATTTCATGCTCTATTTCATGTACCATAATGGTATATGTTTAGAAATTGCGCTTATATTCCAAAAGACCAAGCCATGCGTCTTTATACATGGGATGAGAATGGTCAACGAATATCTATAGATTCAACATACGAGCCGTACGTATACCTAGAGACAACTCATAACGAAGATTGTCTCAGTATCTTTAATACAAAATTAAAAAAACGACGTTTTCGTAATCAATCTGATAGGGCTCAATACTTTAAAGATAATAATATTGTCCGTGTTTTCGAAAATTTTGGTGTACAACAACAGTTTTTGATTGACAATTTTGGTAGTCAGAATGAAGAGCCGGATTTTGCTAAATACCCCTTGAAGGTATTTTTTCTTGATATAGAAACATATAGTTTAGATAGTTTTCCGAATATTGAAGAAGCAAACCACGCTATTAATGTCATTACAATTTATGACACCTTGTTAAAGAAATTTAAAACATTCGGCACTAAACCACATATTCCCGATGATAATAGCATAGAATACATATACTGTAAGACAGAGAAAGAACTGTTGAGCAAATTTATTGATTTCTTTGTAAGTGATTATCCGGATATATTATCAGGTTGGAACAGCGAATTTTTTGATATACCTTATATTGTTCACAGAACAATAAGGTTACTTGGAGAAGGTGAAGCAAACAGACTATCTCCTATCGGCAGAGTTAGGTCGAGAGTCTTTATGGGTAAGTTCGGTAAAGAGCAAAAGAGATGGTATATAGAAGGTATATCATGTGTTGACTACTTGCAGATTTATAAACGCTTTTGCCCCGTACTGCGCGAGCGATACAAATTAGGATATATTGGCGAAGTTGAGCTCGGTGAAAGTAAGATCGATTATGGTGACATTGATCTCGCAACACTCGCAGATACTGACTGGAATCTCTTTGTAAAATATAACATACAAGACGTTAATCTTCTTGTAGAGCTAGAAAAAAAATTGCAGTATATCCAATTATTACGCATGATAGCGTATGCAGGTCTCACAACATTCGAAGGTGCACTTGGCTCGTTGAGTGTAATTACAGGGTTATGTGCAATCCGAGCGAGATCACGTAATCAACGTATCCCTACTTTTAATAAAGGTAAGGTGATTGAGAATGACGAACAGAACGCTGGAGCATATGTTGGTGAGCCACAGCAAGGGTTTCAAGAACATATAGTATCATTTGACGCCAACAGTCTGTACCCCAACGTGATGATTACATTAAATCTATCACCAGAAACAAAAATAGGCACAATAACTGACATGACGGGCGATGAGATAACGATCAAGCATGTTAACGGCTCACACTTTACTCTTACAAGAGAAAAATTTTCAACATTCGTTAAGCAAGAAGAGATTGCTATATCAAAAGCAAAGGTACTCTTTTCACAAAAAACAAAAGGCATTATACCTGAAGCGGTTGATCATTATTATAAGAAACGCGTCGAGATTAAAAAGCAGCTTACTGCTGCAAAGCACGAACAATTAAATTGTAAAAAAGATACAATTGAATATGCTGAGATGCAAAAAAATATTGAAAATCTCAATATCACTCAACATACGATAAAAATTCTTATTAATACCATTTATGGCTATTTCGGCAATAAGCATAGCCCTCTTGGTGATGACGAGCTAGCGGAATCTATTACGCTTACAGGTCAAGCGACCATCAAGCAATCGAACCAACTTCTGCTTGACTATATATGTGAACATACAGGTATAGCCCAAGATGAACTCGAGAAGGATACACCGATTATCTATAATGATACTGATAGTTCGTATATTTCTATTAGGCATCTTATCAAACATAAAGGTATAGAGATGTTTAATAAGAGCGGCAAGATTACAAAAGAGTATTACAATGCTGTAAAGGATATTGAAGATTTTCTCAACAAAGGTATACAGGAGTGGGGATGTAAATCTCTCGGCTCAAAAGACTGTAGACTTAATTTTAAAAGAGAGCGTATTGCCGACACAGGCCTGTTCTTACAGAAGAAGAGATACGTTCTACATGTTCTTGATGAAGAGGGTATACCGTGTAGTAAGTTTAAGTATACAGGCGTCGAGGTAGTAAGAACAACAATGCCAGCAACAATTAAGGAGCACGTCAAGAAGATTATTGAGACAATGCTTATAACAAAGTCAAGATCGGAAACTGACAAGGCGTTTATAGAAGCATATGATATTTTTAAGACACTGAGTATAGATGATATTTCTTCTGTTATGGGTATAAAAAATTATGAGAAGTACGCATCACAGTGTGAAGACTTCAGAACTGTGAAAGGTATGCCGATACATGTAAAGGCTGCTTACTTCTATAACATGTTTGTAAAAAAATTAGGTATCGAGAGAAAATATGAAACTATTTCTTCTGGAGATCATATTCGATATTTTTACGTTAGAAAACCAAATCGGTATGGATTGAATGCTATTGGTTATAAATATGAATATCCGAAAGAGTTTGAAGGTATTTTTGATCCTGATTATGAGATAATTTTTGAGAAAATGATACATTCAGTTATACAGCGTTTTTATGAGGCTGTAAAGTGGAAGCTAAAAACACCTAGTCAGCAAGGTCAAACAGATTTATTTGATTTATTAGGTGTATAGTGGATTTTATTGTAGTTTAATATAAAATAATATTTGAAATTATGGAACAACAATTAATCACTTTCGTCGATCATATCGGCAGAACACTCATCGGACTTCATCAAGGAGACACAGAAGATAAACAGTCATTTCTTGTAAAGAATCCTGCTATTATTCATGTACAACCGACTCAGAACGGACAGCTTAATGTACAGACGATTCCTCTCTATTTTCGAGAATTCGTAGGTGAAAAAAGTAAAGTGGATGGCACAACGTGGAAATTTCATTACTCCTCTGTGGTGCTCGGCGTAGAAGTAGATAATGACGCACGTCTTGTAGAGCAGTATCACAGGCTCTTTACAGCTGCTCCAGCAGCAGCTCCCACCAACTCTGGTGATAAAGTTGTCAAGCTGTTTGATGAGTAAAATAAATAAAAATTATGCAAAGAAAAGCGAAGATTAATTTCTTCGCTTTTTTTATTTGATAAGCAGCATTTTTCATATATACTCGTTTTTATGGAAAAAGAAATCGATAATATATTTAAAAAGCTAGATTCTCTCAACAGTGAGGCAACTTTTCTTAACGAAAATGCTCTGTCAAATGTTGACACCTGGTACGATACGGGGTGTTATGCACTCAATGCGATACTTGGTGGTAGTTGTAGAGAGGGTGGTGTACCGAAAGGTAGAATTGTAGGCTTTTCCGGTGAATCGATGACAGGCAAGACATACATTGTGAATAAGATTCTTGCTAACGCTCAAAAGCAAGGTGTATATCCGGTCATTTTTGATACAGAATTTGCAATCGACGAAGCTTCAACGAAGGGTGTAGGACTCGACCCATCAAAGACGAAATACGTACCTGTGTATACTGTCGATCAGTGTAGAAATCAACTATCTGCATTTCTTGATAGTGTAATTGAAAATAAGCAAGAAGGTAAGTTTATTATCAGTATTGATAGTCTCGGTAACCTCTCATCACAAAAAGAAATTGATGATATCGCTAAGGATAAATCTGCAGCTGATATGGGATTGAGAGCTAAATCACTGAAGAGCTTGCTACGTACATTAACATACAAAGCAGGTCGTGCTGGTGTAACAATACTGTTTACAAACCATACTTACGCTGATCCAGGTGCCATGTATCCGTCTCTCGTGAAGACGCAGGCTGGTGGGTCTGGACCGGTATACATGGCAAGTATTCTCGTACAGCTTGCAAAACGCAATGAGAAGGAAGGCGAGGGTGATGCTGGTAATATTAACACTACAAAGCTTGCAGAGGCGAACAAATATTCAGGTACCACGTTGCGTGCACTAACAGTGAAGAACCGCTTCGTCCCACCGTTTCTCGAAGCAGAAATGTATCTCTCTTTCAAGTCAGGTCTTAACAAGTATAGTGGATTATTACAGATGGCAGCAGCACGAGGCATTGTTGAGCAAACAGGCTCAACGTATGTCATAGGTCTTGATAGCGGTAAGTATAAAAAAGGTGAAAAACTGGGATATGCAAAGAATTTCGTTAAAGACATCTCGTTTTTTGAAGACTTCCTGATACCAGAACTCGATAAAAGACTGGCTGAAGATTACAAATATAATAGCAACGATAGTGATGGCAGCGAAACACAACCAAAAATTGAAGATGAATTTAATGACAAAGAATAAGGTAGTTTTATCATATTCTGGTGGGATGGACTCAACTGTTCTACTGTATAAAGCGTTACGTGATTTTGATGTTGTACACACGGTAACCTTTAATTACGGTCAGAGACACCAGAAAGAAATAGAGATAGTAAAGCAACAAGTACTACAGTATTCAGACAAAAAATTAACGAATATTGTACTTGATTTACCGTTTTTTCAGCAATTTAAAGGATCATCATTACTCGATAGTACCATTGATGTAGCCAAGGCAAGAGAGGCTATGGGTGATCCACAGACAGTAAATTACGTACCATTTAGAAACACAATTTTTCTGTCAATTCTTGCTGGATATGCAGAAAGTGTAGGTGCTAAGACTGTCTGGTACGGTGCTGCACAAGCAGATAGCGTAGCTGGCTTTTATGATGGTAGCACCGAATATCTGGAGCAGATCAACAATATTACACGACTCAATAGACGTAACGTCATCACCATTGAAGCACCGCTTATCACACTGTCAAAAAAAGAAATCATTGAGCTCGGGATATCATATGGTGTTGATTATAATAACACATGGACATGTTATGAGGGCAAAGAAATGGCATGTGGTGAATGTACAGCATGTGCATTAAGACTTAAGGGGTTTGTTGATGTAGGCATGCCTGACCCTGTAAAATATTCAAAAAATATACCTTGGGATAAACTTATTAAGACTGTTGCCAAATAGCGGTGATCTGTTGCTGTAACGGTCTAGGAGCGTATTTACCCGCTTTCTTTGTAGTAGGGTTATATTTTGCCCAGCCAGTACCAGACCATATGTACGGTTCATTTTTGAACATTACAGTATCATCATTCTCAGGTGTACCTTTACCTGCAAGATCGCCTGACTGTAGCAGTTCACCGAGAGACGCTTGCACTCTAGTTATGGTTGACTGCCTCACATCACCGTCGGGTATAAATCCAAGTTTTTGAAGATCTTTAATTAAATTGCTAGAGGCAGATTTAATTATATAATTTAACTTACCTGAGGCATATGCATCACCTGCGCTAGCAGTAGCTTTACCAATAAGCGATCTACCTACGTTCTTTGCATACGTACCAACCGCAGTACGTGCACCTGCTACACGGGCTCCAGCACGCGATAACATACCCTCATTAACAATTTTTGATTCATACAATAATGCAATGTGATTGTTATCGCTTGTCATTTTTATTAATTTTGCTGATTCCAATATGATCTACCGGTTTGCGGCATAAAGTGCTTTGATGCATACTCCTCTGGATCGAGATTTACATCAGTAGTGTCACCTGCATCTTCTAAATCGTCACCTGCCTCACCAGGTATAACTCTAGATCCATCGGTATCAAAAATACCTCTGTTTATAAGACCTTTAATTAAGCCTGTAGCACGCACTTCAGCACTCTTGCTTGAAATCTCTGGATCACCCTGAACATAGAGTTGACCAATTTCTTTCGCGAGCTCTGACATCTCCATACCACCCTCAATAGAATAAACGAGTTTCTTTGCAGCTTCTATATACTTGTTACTTGCAGGTTCTGCTGTCGGTGCATTAGATGATGGTGTACTTACAGCGGGCTCACTGCCAGATGATTGTGGCTCAGCTGATGGCGCAGGTTTACTTACAGCTTGCTGCACAGCTGTAGTAACAGCATTCTGTACTTCACCTTCTGAAGGCGGCTCATCACCTTGGGATTCATCCTCTAGTGCTTGGACTACATCTTGTATAAAACCTCTAAAGATACGCGCAGTGTAACCGTGTATAGCACTTGACGATAAGCCTTTTACTTTTTCAAGCTCAGGGTATGATGACTTAAGCTGTTGAATTATTTCTGGTAATTTTTGCTGTATAGCGTTTTGAAGTTTGCCTAACTGCTCTCTTTTATCCCCTGAAGCTGCAAATCGGCCACCTGGAAATAATTCATCATAAATCGGTTTTGAAAGAATATCAGCAACTTCTTCAGCAGATTTATTCAATGCGCTTTTTAATACCTTAAAAATATAGGTATCATTAGTTTTTTCACGCTCTCCTACACCTTTTGATACTGCAGCACCAAAGGTACCGTATTCAGCACCGAGGTCAAGTTCATTCAATATAATGTGATTTTTATATTGTTCAAAAATTAAATTACAATCATTATTCATGGCTTGAAATATTTATTCTCTCATATATATTTATTACAGGGAGGTATAAAATTATTTGCTCAATATTTGGTTCCACAAAGTTTACAACTTATAAAAAATTATACGAAAAAGGTCAAACTAGAGGCGATTTTTCATACGGTGGCCTCTTTGTTCGTAGTAGAAATCTAGTTGTAACTATAAAAGCAGAAGGTACGATTGATCTAGACAAGACAGATATACTTGTCAGTGATAGTCACGAGGTTGCTGTCAACGATTTTAATCTATATCTCGGACATACACAAGCACCGACAAGCTGTCAACGTACTTATACATACGATACTACGCACCCGTTTTGCTGTAATGAGTGGGTTGTAGCACATAACGGTGTACTTACTAATTGCGAGAAAATAAAGAAGAGAATAAATGATAATACGCTGTATAACGCTGTCGATACATCTCTCATTCCCGCTCTTATGCACACCTTAAGCAATGAGGGGTATGAAGAAGTAGAATCTATAATTGAAACACTTTCTTTTATTGAAGGTACATACGGGGTATGGATACATAACAAGCTATCATGTAATACATATATAGCACGCTGCGGTAGTACACTTTATAGTAATTTCCTAACTAATGATTTCTCTTCAGTTGATACAAAAGGCATGCAGCCGCTTACCGAAGGCTCCCTCTTTCTGCTAACCGCTGAAGGTGTCACCGAAGTCGGTTACTTCGATACCAACTCACCGTTTCTTGTAATATGAAAAAAATTCGAATCGTATCTTGTACACAAAAAAAAGACTATAAAGAAACTGATCTTTACAAAAGCATACAACAAATACAAACATGTACGGAAGTTTTTTTTGATTCTGTACATTTTTATACTGAAAATAAAGAAGGCCTGAGTAAGCGATATAACCAGTACCTCAAAGAGTGTGATGTTGATTCAGTAGTAGCATTTGTGCATGATGATGTAGTCATAGAAGATGCGATGGTAATTTCAAAGCTACGTAACTACCATGACCAGTATGATATTGTAGGCGTAGCTGGTGGTACTAATATGCAGATTAAGGCGCCGGCATTATGGCATATAATGTGTGGTGGGTTCGGCCCAAATCTAAGAGGATTTGCAGGACATTTCGTTAATGAAACAAATCAGAGCTCTATCACTAATTTTGGCTATACACCTGCAAGAGTAGCTGTCGTAGACGGGCTCTTTATGTCTGTAAATGTTGCTACTGCGAGGCAAAATAACTGGCAGTTTAATGAGAATTACACATTCCATCACTACGATATTGCAAGCTGTCTGGATGCAAATAAGAAAAAACTAAAAGTAGGAGTTGTGCCTATATGGCTTACACATCGCTCACCAGGCCTACGCGAATACAATCAGTTATTTGTTGATAGTCAAAAAACTTTCCTCGAAGAGTATAAGAATTATTGATTGCCGTTAAAGCTGATCGTATAATACGCTAACATGTCGAAGATAGATTTAAATTATTTTGAAACAATTATTGCATATAAGTCACTCACTGATGAATCGTATCTATCCTCGATAATTGATTATATTAAGCCTGTATACTTTAAAGATAAGGATACACGCTCTGTCTTTTTGTTAATACGTGATTATTTTGAGAAACGCGGCACAACACCTACATTGACAGAGCTTAAAGCGCATTTGCTGACCGATGAGACGAAAGAATCTTTCAAAACTGTTGTAAGACGATTTACTGACATTGATACTAACTTTAATAATGATGAATTAGTTGAAAATACAGAAGTTTTCTTAAAAGAGAAAGCAGTGTTTCATACAATGATGGATATTGCAGATAATATCAACAAGGAAGCGGTAGATACATCAGCAATACTCGATAAGTTTGAAGCTGCTTGCAATATATCACTCACAACTGACAAGGGACTTGATCTCTTTAATGACGTTGACACTCTTATCGACAATATTAACTCCGAGACAAGATTTATACCATCAAAGTGGAATTGGTTTGACGAAAAAATAGGCGGCGGATTTATAGAGACGGGTAGAGCATTATATGTATTTACAGGTGAGACAAATATCGGTAAGAGCATTTTTCTCGGAAATGTTGCAACTAATATTGCTAATCAAGGCAAAAATGTACTGCTTGTTTCACTCGAGATGCCAGAATTAATATATGCACAACGTCTTAGCTCTAATATTACAAAGATACCGCTGAGTAAATTGAAGAGTGAATCATTGACACTTAAGCATCAAATGACGGAGCACGCTACTGCAAACCCTCAAGCAAAAATTCTTATTAAAGAGTTTCCTCCCTCTACTATAACTATTCCCTATCTTAAATCATACATTAAGAAAATAAGTAATAATGGTTTAAAATTTGATGCAATAGTTGTTGATTACGTTAATTTATTACACTCTACAACAGGCAATAATAGCTATGAGCGTATCAAATATGTAACTGAGCAACTTCGTGCACTGTCCTATGAATTTAATTGCCCGGTAATTACTGCAACACAGTTAAACCGCTCCGGCTTTTCAACATCTGATCCAGGTATGAATACTATTTCTGAAAGTATGGGTCTTGCAATGACAGCAGACGTTATCGTAAGCATATGGCAAGAAGATACAGATAGAGAATTAGGTGTTATACGTATGGGCATGATGAAAAATCGCTTCGGACCAGCATTTGGTAATTGTCTACTACGTATTGACTATTCAACACTCACAATTACGGAAGATGAGCATGTCAACGATACAGAGGCAAGCTCTTCATCTGCTAATTTATTAGCAACGCTATCCAGGTAATGTATTGATTTATTCAGTCAGTCGATAATTAATAGTATTGACTGAAATGAATAAACATTGTAGCAGTGCATTATTTGAATATGAATTAAACCATCTTTTTCTTTCATTTTGCACATTTATTACACTTACACATACTAAAAAGCTTAATCTTGCAAATATCTTTCTTTTACTTTTGCAGGATAAAGAGCTGAGAGCATTTTTTAAAGTATATTGTGATATACCAAGTGACTTCGCAGTGGTACAAGCATTTCTTAAATTTGACCCCAGCCTTCATAAGAGTAAATATATTATGAAGTTCTTGAATAGTGCGAAAAAGAAGATTATTATATAAACTGTAATGGAATTACAGATAACCGAGTTTGAAGAACATATATATAACCTGCATCTTCGAACAACAAGACAGCAGCAAGGTCAGCCATACAAGCTGAGAAAAAAATTTGATACTCTTGATAGTAGTTCAAAAATTTATTTAAAGAAATTATCGTGTTTTTTCAATAAACATACTCATATAGGTATTGAGGATTTCTTTACTGCACCATTTACCCTTTATCCCGACGAAACATTTTTTGATTTACAGTACTTCACTACATTGAAAGCAGTAAAATCATTTACTCTTTATCAGAAACACCTTCAAAACCTTGCGCCAGATAGTAACGATCAACTATTACGCATTCAGCAATCAATAAAATTCATTCTCAATTTTTGTAAAGAACATAAAATTGATATACACAGTTATATTTCATATAAAAAAGAAAATCTCCCGTATTTTTTATTACATTTAAAAGAGTATAAGGTTAATTTTTATACACTCTACGGTTTTTTAGATTTTGAGCGTGCGTTTAAAGCAATAGACAACGATATTATAAAATTTATGTTTGATGAACAGATATATGAACTGATGCGAGTGTCAAAAGTAAAGTTATATGGGTCGAAGAAAGCTAAGACGTTAGTTGATTTAGGGTTACAACGCGCTTCAGAATTATTGAAAAAAACAGTTGATTAATGGTGTATACTTTTTTATTATAAAGACTAAATATGAGCACAACAGCATTTACATCCAATATGTTCGAAAGCATTAAATCAGCCCTTACTAAAGAAGTCACGCCGACATCTAACAAATATAAAGAAATTCTAAAGACGGAAGCAGGTAATACGTATAATGTACGCTTGCTCCCGAACATTAAGGATCCTGCAAAGACATTCTTCCATTACTATTCATACACATGGAAAAGCTTTGCAAACGGACAATTAATTAATATTACAAGCCCTGCTACCTGGGGTAAGAGGGATTTAATTGCGGAAGAACGCTATCGTATTCTCCGCTCTGGTACTGAAGAAGAAAAAGCAAAAGCAGTAGCACTTACCCGACGTGAAGGGTGGTATGTTAATGTTTATGTAGTTAATGATCCAGTGAATGAAGATAATAATGGACAGGTCAAGGTTCTTCGCTTCGGTAGACAGCTCCATAAGATTATTATGGATGCAATGCAGGGTGAAGAAGCAGTTGACTTCGGACCAAGAATTTTTGATCTTTCATCTAAGGGATGTAATTTTAGGATTAAGGTCGAAAAGCAGGGTGATTACCCGACATATGTATCATCTAAATTTGCACTACCGAAAGAAATCCCGGGTATCGAGGAAGAGGATATTAAAGAGATCTACAGTAAGACCTTTGACCTTGAGTCGTTTGTGACTATGAAAGAAAACGACGAGATTAAGCAGTTGCTCGATGAGCACTATTACTGTATTGAGTCGGGTGATTCAGATACCAGCGAAAGTAAGGAAGTTGCCGAAGCTGTGACAACGGTAAAGAGTGTACAACCTCAAGCAACACCGACATCATCTTTTGCTGACGATGCGATCGAGGATCTTCTGAAAGGACTTGAATAATAATGGATGATACATTCAGAGAACCAACGCCCGCTGAAATTCAGCGGGCTGTTCTCCAATTTATGGGTGAAAATATCGGCGAGCTAAAAACTCTCGATTCACACATTATTAATAGGACAAATACTTTAAACGGTATTACATTACGCCCTGAAGATGTGTTGAAAAGTATACCACCACCACAGAATATACCTCAACAGCAACAGAATACACCTCAACAACCTCAACAGCAACAACAGCAACAGAATACACCTCAAATACAGCAACCTATTGATGTACCGCCAGCGCCACTGCAGCAACAGGACAGCGGTCAGCTCGAATTCGATTTTAACCCAAGCCATTATGAAGAGATAATGAAAATTCTCAATACACATACACGTGAATTAAAGGAAATAAATACATCTCTTCGTGAATTGAGCGATGTTATTACATCACGCAATAAAAAAAAGGATTAATACCCACGTTGCTTAGCTTATTTGCTCGTGTATAATGATGTGATGAAATTAACGATACCGAATAAAGATTTATTTCTTAATAACTTTCTTGTATCAATTGGTAAAATTGCAGAGAGTGCAACACTAAAGATTACTCCAGGGCGCATTGATAGTTTGGTAAGTACAGGGGATAATACTGCTATTATTTCTATTAGTTATGAAGATAGTAATATTGATTGCGAGACAACACTAAATATACCAGACGTTAAGAAATTATGTCGTGTAATTCAATGTATTGAAACACCAGGATTTGATCTCACCGTAAGCAGTAACAATATAAGTTATACATCGAAAACTATACGGTTTAAATATCATTTATATGATGATGGTATTATAACTGTACCGAAAATTGACTTGAAAAAACTTGAAACTATAGATTTTGATAGTAAATTTACGCTCGCATATCCTTCAGTCGCATCTTTAGTTAAGGGTAGCACGATTGCAACAGATACAAATAAAATATACCTTTCGTTTGCTGACAAAGAAGTTCACGGTGAATTAACAGATCATGCAAGAGCGAACATCGACTCATATGGTCTGTTAATATCTTCAGATTTTGTTGGTAAACCTAATCTTAAACCCTTACCATTGAATTTTGAAATATTCAGAATAATTTCTTCTATGAAATTTACTACATCGGTGTGTGATATTGCATCATCGCTCGGGGTTATGACATTTAATATTGACCTTGAGAAAACAAAGATTAAATTTATTATATCTGCCTTAGCAAATTAGTATGAGTAAAAATAAATTAAAAACACCGAGTTATTTTATAAAAAGATTGCGTGATAACGGGTTTATAGCAATCAAATTATTTACGATGTATGATAAAGCAGATCCAAGACGTTGGACAGCTATTGTGAATCCGGGTGAGCGGTCAGTTTTTATTACATGCTACAATAATAAAGATAGTCTCGGTGATGTGATGTTTGAATTTAATGACGGTGGTGTTAGCATGCCTAAAAATATATTTCTCAACACCAGTAGTATTGAAGTTATAATTGATTATTTGATTACTAAAGGTGTATCAAATACACACTATCAAGGTAGATCACGCTTCGTATCAAAAGATATAAATAATAATGATGAAAGACAAGAACAATCACAAGAAGCAACCGGAACAGGACAGTAACAGTTCTTTCGTCCCGAATAAAGATGTATCAGCAAAAGAAGTCATACAGTCTGCTTTGTCGAGCTTTTTAAAGGAAAAGATACAGGAAAAAAATGTAACCAAGAAAAATCTTGAATCACTCATAGGAGTAATTGAAGAATTTTTAAATAGCTTTATTGTTCTTGGATATACATTTGACGGTACACCTATTCAATATATTTGCGCACATACACAACAGGAAGCGGATTCACTCGCAACACTTGTTAACAAATTTTTTCAAAATGCTTCAGCGTCTGACGAAGATATTGACGAATAAAATGCTCACCTTACACCCGAAGCGACGTCATGTCTATGCGGTAACGGGTGGCACATACCTCGGCGAACTTCTTGTTTATATGGGAGATAAAAGCAATACACATTCTTTTCTCTCCCTACCTGATATGCATATACGTAATATACCTGTTGACAAATTTAAGGATGGTATAAAAGAACATATAGTAGAGGTTGTTGAGAAATTACCTAAATATGCATATAACGCGTGTATCGCGCAATACACAAAAAATACTACACAGACATAAATAATAATATGGATATCATTCAACCAAAAATTATAACTTCACCGATAAGCGGTCAACCTTCACGCCCTGTACTCAAAAAGTACATCCGCGAAGGTAAAGAAGTTATAGAAGCAGAGTATTATGATCCTGCCTCTGGCGAGTTTATTCGTAAGGGTGTAGTTTCGGTAAAAGATATACAAAAATAAGGCTTGTATATTCATGCAGGTCATATATAGTTAATATGTGATATTGCCTTTAGAATATATTGTACAAAAGTTCTATCAATACGCAGGATTTCCGAAGTATAAGAAACTATCTAAGACGCATGAGGCTTGCTGTCCTATATGCCGTGAAGGGCGGTCATGGGGTCGTAAGAAGCGTTGTTATTACCTTGTAGAGAAGAACGCTATTTGCTGTCATAATTGCGGCTGGTACTCCAATCCTATCGAATGGATATCACTGGTAGCTGGTCTTACTAAGGAAGAGATATATAAAGAGGCTCAGCACTTCGATGTATTACCGCTAGACATTCTCCAACAGGACAGCAGCACTTTACCTGAAAAAACATATCATCATGTACTGCCTCTCGATAGTATAAATCTGTATGACAGTAATCAGCTGTCATTCTATAGTACTAATACAGTAGTGAAGGATGCATTGAGATTATTATGCGAACGACGTATAGATAGAGCTGTCAATAAACCAAATACACTGTGGTTATCATTAACAGATAAAGTACATAAAAATCGTATCATTATACCTTTCTACGACGAGAAAGGTGAAATTATATTCTATCAAACGAGAGCGATATATGAGAAGGATACACAATACAGACCGAAATACCTCGGAAAAATAAACGGTGAGCGATCACTATTTAATATTAATAAAATTGATCCTTCACTTGACTATATTTTTATTTTTGAGGGACCGATTGATGCATTCTTTGTGCGTAATGCAACAGCGGTTGCTGGTATTCAAGAAAAAAGCAGCAAGACATTTACAGCACTACAAGAGCAACAGCTCTCACAATTTAGATTGTATAAAAAGATATGGGTATTAGACAGCCAGTGGCAAGATAGTGCTAGCTATAAAAAATCTGAAATTTTAATTGACCAAGGGGAAATGGTATTCATATGGCCAGAACGTATAGGGAGACAATTTAAAGATATAAATGATCTTTGTATAGCTTGTAATAGATATGAAATACAGCCATCTTTATTTATTAAAAATAGCTTTTCAGGTATTAAGGCTAAATTAATGCTTAGCAATATTAGTCGTTAGCGGATATTTTATATCCTTTAAACGACTCACTTAATGAGCTTAACTCAGCAGCAAGACGTGAAATCTTTTTCTTTTCACTGCGTGCGATATCTTGAAAGATAGTCTCGCATGGTGCTTCATGAAGCTTAGACTGTATAGAATCAGGTGTTGTACCATTCAGGTATTCAATAAATGAGTCAAGTGTCGCAATCCACTCATCAAGTTGTTTAATTTGACCAGCTTTATGCTGATCAACTAATTGTGCTCTACCAGCTTGCTGCACATCAAAATCGCTTGGTCTTGCAGTATCGAGCTGCTGTGCCATTGCCTCGCGGTCACTTGCAGGTGCGGGTTGCGGCTCGTCATCTGCCTCGAGTATATAATTAAATTTTTTGCTAAACAAACTCATATAATTATTTATACAACGTATTAAATATTTTTGTGAAAAAAAAGCTGATATTTGAAGATGCGACAATGTACTACAATAAATGGGTACAGGGTATCGCGGGGAAAGAATTTGGCACACAGCAATTAAAATTTAAAGATATAATAAATGCTAATAAAGATCATGAGTCGCAAAGCCCCAATGATGCAAAAGCTGGTAACATTATGCCTTACCCGCTACCAAGCACTGTCTCGGTTTTTGGTGATTTAATTATACATACCTCTAATGCCTTGACGATGTTTAAGAGTTCGCTTAAAAACCCTGCAATAAAAAAGAATAAGCAAATGGAAGAGGAGATTGCAGAGATTGTAGCAGTTTTGAAAGAGTCCTTAACAGTTCTTAATTCTTATTTTGTAAAAGCTAAAGAAAAAGTTGATAAAATACCACCTGTATCTTAAGTTAACTGTGTGAAAATACTTATAAAGCAACTTTTATTGCTGGTTGCAGTAACTTCAGCTATTACATTTCTTCTTGCGTCATTTGGTATAAACATAGCTATTTCAGTAGCTATCAGTCTTATTCTTCAATTTGCTGTATATAATGGCTTTAATTACATTGTTGATAGCTTTACAATAACACGAATACGTAAGATTGAATATGAAAAGATTCGAGAGCTAAGCTACCAGACAGCAGAGATTGCATGCGCATGCTCTCCATCACATATACAGCTTGTACCTATTCGTCTCAATACCGACAATCAATATACATGTGATAGTTGTAAGAAGCTTATTAAAGTGTATGTTAATTTTGAGACCGCTCTAGCAACTGAACCAATAATCGAAACAAATCCAGAAAAGCTTTTTAAAACAAAGATTGATGATACCAAATAGTATAGCAGATATTACAACAGATAGACAGAGCGATCCATTTGTACAAAAAACACAGATTGAGCTTATCGATCACGACCGTATTGCAGCCTTAATAAAGCAACAACTCTCTATTGACCTAGCGAAAAAATTTGATGAAGGATTTACTTTTTATAAACCTTCTGTTGATTATAAATCATTTTTAAAAAATACTGTTACACTTTTTTTTAATGCAATTATTACATCTTCAAAAAAGAATATAACAGACGATAACGAGAGACAAGCCGTTGTTTCATTATATGAAGGTGCATATAAAACAATAGCAAATCTTCT